GCCGCATAATACGCCTCGTCGTGGTTTCAATTCCTCATAGGTACGCTAAAAACGGCGGTTAGGTCGCCACCCTAGTTATTCCTTTTAGGGTTTCAATTCCTNATAGGTACGCTAAAAACTGCAGTTCAGGGCCATAGGTGTACTCTTTCCTGTGCTGTTTCAATTCCTCATAGGTACGCTAAAAACTTCTTGGCTTTTTCCGCCTGTTCCCTTCTCATGCGGTTAAATCCAGTTATATCAACAGCCATAATATCACCTCAATTAATAGGCGAGAGGGCGTAAAGGCCCTCTCCTTTTGTTTGACTACGCCAGTTTGTGTTTGAACTGGACGATACGGACGTTCTTGCTTTCGTATACACGCTCCCAGTTCACGTAGTTGGCAAGATCAACATTTTTCGGAGTTTTGCCGGTAACGGAAGCGTTCTTGAAGGCAACCCCTCTCGGGTGCAGGATGAAATGTCTTCTGTGGATGAGAATATCATCGCCGGCAAGAGCGTCCCTTGCGGTTTCTACCGGCACAGGAGCACCGCCTTGACCCCATCCAAAGGCGCCAGCACCGAAGATGTAGGTAGTATAGACACCATTAGCATTAGGCAGGCCGTCATCCACTACAACAGGCTTGCCAAGGAAAGTTCTGATTGCTGACTTCCCTTCAGACGGAGGAATAGTTTCAATCAGGTCATCCTTCGTCAGCTTTGCTACCGTAGCGGAGTGCATCGCAAATCCGGTCAACTTATCGGCATTGTCGCCCAATTTGTAGATCGCATCGACGGCAGTTTTTGCATCAATTACGGCTGCCTNTCCTTGTAGTGCGGAAATGTCATGTTTGTTTGTNTCCATTCCGGTTGCGGTATTGCCAAAGATGCCGTCCAGAGTTTTAATCAGGATGACCTGAAAACGCCTTGCCCAGTAGTCTGCTACCAGGTCACCTATTGCGGCCATTGGGTCATCGCCGGACAATGCTTTTGCCAGGTCATTTACGCTCCATGCTTTACCACGGGCAAGCAGGGCAGCAACGTCCTGGCCAGCGGCGATCCTGTCAACAGTCAGAGGGTCAGTATCAGAGAGTACCTCATCATCACCGGTCAGGTCCTCCCAGAACGGCATATTGATAAGTTTGCCGCCGGAGCTTGCCAGCCTGTCCAGCTCAGGGTTCCTGGCGATTATTCCGCTCTGATAAAAAGCGGAAAGCTCCGCAGTCCTCTGAATGACATACGGGTTAAACACCTCAGGAACAATAACGTCTGCAATCTTGGTTTTAGCCATTTTTCATCACCTTTCTTTAATGTTGTTATTTTACTCCCGCCTCTGCTTTCATTCGTGCCGCTTTAGCCGGGTCCTCGCGCAGGATTTTGCCCTGCATAGTAAGATTAAACGTCTCCGGCTTCCACGGATTTACTTCGGGGTCTCCGACACCTGGCGGGTTTGTGCCTCCCCCTACTTTACCGGAATCGCCGAAAAGGTATGGGTCGGTTTCTTTCAGCGTCTTTAACTGGTCATCAAGGCCAAGCAACTGCTCACCGTCTAGTTTCACCTTTTCCAAGTCAAGCAGAGCCTTTACTGCTTTGATGTTTTTAGCTTTAGCTGCAGTTAATGCTCTTTCTATGGCAAAATCAAGCTTCATCTGTGACATCTTTGCCTGCCATTCCTCGGCGGCTTTTTGGTTCTCGGCTTGCAATTGCTCAATCCGTGCCTTTAGTTCCTCACTGTTGCCGGCCGCCTGCTTCAGTTGCTCCAGCTGCTCGTCCCTGGCCTGCAGGTCCGTCTCCAGCTTTTTCTTTGCCTCTGCCACTTCGTTGTACTTGTCTTTAGGGATAAAGTGTTTCGGCAGCTCCTTGTTGATGTCGCCAATCACGCTGTCCAGTTTTTCCTCTTCGATTCCAGCTTTTTTGAGTATTTCTTTTAACCAATCCATTAATAAAACTCCTTTCCTGTTACTTTTTTATACTGGTCAGTCCCAGTTCTCAGGTCTTGTCTCTTTATGCCCTGACAATACCAAAGAAGGGCAAAACAAAAACGCCTGAAGGCGTTAGTAATCCAAAAACTCAATTCCATTCTCATGTAGCTCAATGTTTAATAAACTTACATCAATCTCTTGCCCGTCAGGTTTGAGAAAAATGTTTGTCCATTTGCCGGTCCTTTGCTCCCGGACTGCTGTACCCCAAGAAAATTCGTAAACTTCCCACCTNTNCAGCTGGATGACNTTACTNCTCGTTTTCTTCTGTTTCTTCTGTTTCTTCTCCATCACTTTTCCTTAACTGCCTTTCAATCTTTTTGAGCCGGTCGTCAATNGATTTNAAGGTTTTCAGTATTTCTTTCAGCAACTTTTCCATTCTGCACCCCCCTTGCATGTAACACCAACACCCCTGGCGAATATTCCCNCCAATTGTTACTGTTATAAAAGCCGGGTGCTTATACCTATGCGGTTTAATGATCCGACTATCTATGGTATTGTTGTGGAGGGTGTGCCGAAACCGGAGAAGCTTAGACGATTCTAGGTAATACCTTATCCATCCACCTTAAAGATTTTACTATGAGTGGCAACCCTGCCATACTCTCGATAGCGCCCTTCTTTTCCATCTTGTTGTAAACCCTGTCAGCTTTCATGTGGCAATTGAGGCATAAACAGATTAAGTTATCTGGGTGATTGGCTTCTTTGTCGTTATCAAAGCAACGATACGGTATTGCATGATGCACATCGATTCGTTTTTCCTTATCTGTAGCGCCACACATTGCACATTTATATCCATCTCTTTCTAAAGCTATTTTTCTGTTCTCCTCCCAATTTGCACCTCGTCTATAATCAATGCCACCTTGCCAGTTGGGATTATTGGGCCCAGCTTGTNTACCTGTCTTTTTCCATAATTCATTTCTACATTTCCAAGAACAAGTCTGCCTTCTTTCAGTATCATATTTTGGCACTTTAAAAGATTTACCGCATATCGGGCATTCTTTTTCGGAACTGTTATAATTATGGTGCAGTTTACCTCTCTTGCCCCACATAGGATTTAACTCACCACTTGCATGATACCTTGTCTCTATTCCATGCTTTTTAAGCCATCTTAAAATAGTATTTTCCCCGCATCCTAATAATTCAGCGCACTCTTTTGCTGAAAGCCTTTTGTTTACATAGAGTTCAATCATGTATTCCTTGTCTTTATATGGTCTAAAAACGTTTGGTTTGCCAGCCAATCAGCCCACCTCTTTTTCTAATTCTTCAATTTCTTTATCTAAATCGATGTATAGACTTACAGCATGGCGACAGTTGCAATGCATTAATCCGGCGGCTTTGGCTTGCTCAAATGTCGGATATCCTTTTGTCTTGCCGGTGATGCTAAGCACCTTCCCTTCCCAGGGAGCGCATAATGAGCAGGCTCCTTTATGCCTACTTACAATAATTAGATCATGATCTTGTTCGCTCAAACGGTTAAGAGTTCCTTCTATATGCGCTTGTTGGGTCGTAGTCCTGGCTACCATCTCCGTATAGGTCCGCATGTTCCACATCCGCCCGGATCGGTCTTTAANCCCTGTCACGCCACGCTCTGCCAGCTGCTCCCTAAACCTTCTGGCAGTCTGCTTCCAGGTGTCGTAACCAACAACGCTTCCCCGGACGTTTTCCAGTGCAAGCTCCCGGTATATGTCATTCACTTGTCGGCCAATAACCTGCACAACGTCCTCGAGCCGCTGAAATGTATTCTCAGCTAATACTTGTGCCGCTTGCTGGTGGATAGCACCGAAACCGGCTTGAATAGTAGCGCCAATATCCTTGAGCATGGCATCAGCGTTATAAAGCCCTTGGGAATATACTCTAGGAATTGCTTCACTACACCAAGTTCTGTTTCCCTCTCGGAGCTGCTGCAGGATGGCTTCAATATTCTTCTTCATCTGCGCCAGGTATTCTGTTTTATTGCCCCTTAATAGCGCCCGGTTCAGTCGATCAAGTATTTCCCGCTCGGCCTGTTCGTAAAATTTAACAAGCCGGTTTATTTCGGCATCGCTGAACCTCCTTACATCTGCCATTATTCTTCACCTTCGCCTTCTTCCTCACCCTCTNCCGGCGGCAGAGTGATAGGCGGCAGTTCAGTGCTGCCCTGCGCTGTCTGCTCGGTTTTTATCCTGTCTATTTCCTCCTGCAGCGCTTGACCTTCCAAGCCGTATAATCTACGCAATGAGCTTTCAAGACTTGTCAGCCCGGCAGTATACCTCTGGACTTCATTCTGTGTAAGCTCCTGCTCGTCATCCGGCAGGCCATCCTTCCAGTCNATNTGNATATNCTCNAGNANTANNGCGCCTGCCATACCCTGAGCTTTTTCCAATCGTGATGCCAACCAGAGGACTTCTTTCAGTGCAGGGTCAAATCTCATACGGATACGGTTTACTTTCGCCAGCGGAGCCATCATCAGCCGGCGTAAAGCAGTTCCGCTTTCAGCCAGACCTGATTTTAGCTGCCCAAATGCCGCTGCTGATGTTTCGGACAGGATATATAGCTGTTCCATTAGGAGATCAATCTGCCGGAAAGCTGCCTCTAGATGTCCGTCCCATGTGACGTACCCCGGAGGCTGGTCATCTTTGCCAACAGGAAAGTATTTGCCTCCGCTCCGGTATCCCCATTGCCCGGTTGCCGGGTCGTGCTCCAGTGCCGTATCCGGCCCGTACATATTCGGGTCTGCATGCTTATCAAGTATGCGGCTTATCTGAGCAATGCGAACCTCAAGCTCTTGAATTATGCTGTCTAAATCGCTGTAATCATCAAGGCCAGTTACCCTGTCGGTGGTAAGGACGTTGTTGACCGGCACAACCAAGAATTCATCAATGCCGGTATTTGCCTCTTCCTGCTCTACTATTTCCCCGATTGTCCCGCCCTTCAGCAGGTACAGGGTCGTCGTAATTTTGCCTTTCTCATGCAGTTCTGTTTTTAAATATTGCCTTTTCACTCTGCGCCCAAATACGCCCGGTTCCTCAGCTTCGTAATCATACCCCAGGACATGCGCCGTAATCTCCTTCAGGTTGTCCGGCGCTACTACCGGGAACCATACCGCAGGTTGCTGGCCCTCGAT